GCCGAGGCGGAGTGCTTCGGGTTTTCAGCTGAGAGCGAGCCGCTGGTCGGCGTCATCTCGACGGTGGTCGTGGTGCCGAGCAGCGGGTACAGGGTGGCGTACACCGACGACGCACCGAAGTCCTGGTGGAACTCGATGCTGACGCTGCCGTCCTTGAGTCCACCGATGCGGGTGCGGTTGCTGTCACCCATCGCCGTGGTCTCAAGCTCGTCAGCGGTCTCGGTCCACGTGATGCTCGCCACGTGGTCGGTCAGGTCGACCGAGTTGACGGTCACCTGAACGTCATTCTGAAGAAAAACGGCCATCAGTCGGCCTCACTTTCTGGGTTGGCCTTTCGGCTGTTTTTCGGTTTCGCTTCGGCCAGGTGGCCTGCTGCGATCAATGCGGGCACGTTCGCGCCCTTGAGGTCGTCGTCGGTCACGGTGTCGCCGTGCTCATGGCCGGCAAGCTTGTGTGATGTAACGGTGTAGCTGGTCATCTGCCGTACGCATTCAGTAGGAAGCGGGCACCGATGTACTCGGTGTCGGCATAGGCTACCACGCCATAGTCGACGGCTTGAGTGACCTGGCAGGTGATCGCTGCGCCGCCGAGGGTCGGGTCGGCCTCGATTGCGGCCGGCACGCTGTTCGGGCCGGTCAGGAGCTCGTCGAGGGCGGCTTGTGAGAATTCCTCGCTCATGGATTGGACTGCGCACACCAGCTCGAAGTTGAACACGGTGAGCGAGCCGCCGCTGGTGCCAGCCATGCTGTCGTGGTAGGTGGCGACGGGCCGGCCAGGAACGACAACGGCCGCCGGCGCAACAATCCGGCTGGGGACGGTGGCGTGCACGGTCAGGAACGTCGGCACAGTCTTGAGCTGCGCAGCGAGGCCGTCACGGATGGCGGTGTAGTCGGCCATCAGGCGGTCGCGAGCCGCTTGTATTGCTGGAGCAGGGCGGCGACGTCGGGGTCCTGCCGGCTGATGCGGGCGATGCCGTAGTCGGCAAAGCCGGTCATGATGCCGAGCGGGGACGCTTTGCGCTGGTACAGGCGTGCGGCGAGGATCAAAGCGGCCTGCTGCACTGCATATGGCACAGCTGCGGCGTTTTGGTCGCCGTAGGCGGCTGTGACCTCGACGGCTGGCCGGCCGGAGAAGTACCGGGGCCAGTCGCCGGACACGTTGAGCAGCGACGTGAACGGCGGCTCGTTGAACGGCTGCACCACGAAGTCGGTCGTGATCGTGAGCGTCGTGTCGTAGGTGCCGTCGTTGTTCGTGTCGGTTTTGACAACGAGGCCGGTGAGGGTGTGGAACTGGTCGACGAGCAACACCTGCGGATCGTCGGCACGGTACACACGAGCCTCGGTGACCGTCTCGAACGTCGTGTTGGTGTAGCCGTCGATCAAATCCTGACTGGCAGCGATGGCAGCGTTGAGCGGAGTGTCTTCGGACGTGGTGCCGCTCGGAATGCCGAGGTAGTCCTTGAGCACGCTGAGCGACGTGTATGCCATCGTCAGGCCTTCTTGGCCTTCTTGGTGGCCTTCTTCACCGGAGCGGCTTCGACGGCCTCCACGGGCTTCTGGACACGGCTAGGGGCCTGCTTGTCCCAAAGCGCTTCGGACATGTTGAACTCCTAAAGGTAGGGGGTGTCGGCCGGGCCGGGACTGGTACCGACCCGGCCGACGATGTGGGTGACCTATCAGAAGGTCGGGGCCACGAGGCCGGTGCCGCTGATCTTCGAGATCGAGGCGGGGTACCGGCCGGGGATGAAGGTCGCGTACTGGTACGCAACCATCGTCACCGTCAGGTTGAGGCCTGCGGTCTGGTCCATGCGGACGAGGGCCGGCGCACCGGCGTCCTCGAACAGCAGCATGTCGGCACGACGGACGATGTAGATCTCGTCCTCCGTTCCGCCACCTGCGGTCGTGGTGATATTCGCATCGGTCACGACTGGCAGGCCCCCAATAGAGGCACCGGTATTTCCGTAGCCAGCGATCGGCCCGACGCCCATGGCGTTCTGCGGGACGTTCTGCGAGGGCACCACCAGCGGGCGGTTGCTGGAGTCGACGCCGGCCTGCATGAAGGCGAGGCGGCGGGGGTGCATGACGATGAGGTCGGCACCGGCGTACCGGTTGCTGTTGACCTGCTGGATGCCGTCGACAATCTTGCTGTAGAGCTCGGCAGCGGTCGGCGACGCGTCGGTGTAGGTGACCGAGTTGATGCCGGCGACGTTGGCGAGGCCCAGGAGCTGACCGGACGAGCCGGAGCCGTTGAGCAGCTGGTTGTCGAGGGTGGTCGCCATCGCGCCGAGCATGTCGGCCGCCACGAGGGCGTCGACGCCGGTGCCACGCTCGACGGCCTGACGGCTGAGCTGCTGGCCGGCGGCGATGGTGCGCACGTCGGCGGTGAGCAGCGTGTCGTCGATGTCCGTTTCGGACACAGCGTCGTTTTCGGCGGCCTGCACTGCAGCGCTGGAGCCGGTGGTCACACGCGAGATGTTCACGGTGAGGCCGTCGGCCGGGAGCGGCAGCGAGGTGCACTGGTCAGCGAACGGCCGGCCCGCACGGGCGAGCTCGGCGGCGAGCTGCGTCAGGTACTGCGGCACGACGAGGCCGGCGTAGTTCGCCGAGCTGCCGTCACGGTGCTCGACATCCATCTCGTCACGGTGACGAGCGAGGCGGGCCTGGGCGTCGGTGTCGCCGTAGGTCTGCGCGTGGTACATGTCCGAGAAGAAGCTGTGGTTGCTGCGCTCGGAGTAGGTGACGGGCTCGCTGTGGACCTGGACAACGCCGGCGGCCGCACGGGCCTCGGGTTCATCGGTCGCAGCGACCTCGGCACGAAGCTTCGCCGCTTCGAGGTTCGCAACCTGCACGGCACGCAGCTCGGTGATGCGCTCATCGAGGGCATCGGCACGGGCCTTGAGGTCGGCGAGGTTCTTGTCTTCGGTTTCGTTGAGGTCGCGAGACTCGTCAGCGGCACGGGTCAGGATGCCGTCAACGGTTTCGCTGAGTTCTGCTCGTTCTTCGACGAGCTGGTCAAGCAAACGCACGGTTGCGCCTTTCTTGGTAGTGGTGGAGTGTCGGGTGCTGGCCGGGTGCCCGTAGCTGGCGGGCGGCGCTTCCAGCGGCGCAACGTGGGTTTTGGGTGAATCTATCACGCCGGTCGGCGTGCTTCGGTCATCTGTTTCGGTTTGGCGTCGTGCCCAGCGGGCTGCGCGCATGACGTCGCCGCTGATGTCGCCGCCCCAAAGCAGCCAGGCGACCTGCCCGGCCGTTGGGCGTTCGCTGTCGCCGGCCAGGTACGCACGAGCTCTCGGCGAGTCCAGGTCGCCCTCGTGGCGTGCGAACCAGGGACCCATGAGCCGGGCCTTCTGGTCGCTGACGGTGCCCTCGGCCATTCTGCGGGCTGCTCGCACCGTTGCGGGCTGGAGGCCGTCACCGGCGAACTCAAGCAGCCTGAGGCCTCGTTGGGCGTTGCGGCGAACGTAGGCGGGTGCCTCGGGCATCAGTCTGTCTGGTAAAGGATGCTGACGGTTTGGTCGGCGTTGCCGGACACGGCCCACAGTTCTTCGTTTGCCGGGATGTAGAGCTCCAGCAGCAAGTTCTTCGGGATTTCGAGGCCGTTGCTGGTCGTGACGTCCGAGCCGCCGAGGTAGACCGGGTGGCTGCTGTCGTCGTGGAAGTAAACGTGCCGGTTTGTGTTCTCGTCGTCGAGGATTCGTGCGGCGGTGAGGCCGACGGTGAGCTGCTCGGATTTCATTGTCATGCGAAAGCGCCTCGCCAGCGGGCGAGCCTCGGTGCGATCTCGGGGTCGTCGGCGTCGAAGTGACGCACAGCGAGCACGCGTGCGCCGTCGTAGGCCGGCTGCGCCACGAAGCCGACGTGGTCCATGCGGGCCTCGACTCGGACGACGTGCTGCCCGGTGCCTCGTGTCTCGGTGCGGGAACGTACCGGGATAAAGCCGACCGAAAGGCCGGTCACCATGCCGTCATCGGCAAGCGAGAGCACTTCGGCGGCTCGTTCGGTGCGGGCCATGCGGAAGTCAGCCACGAGGCCGTCGGCGGTGTTTTCCCAGTTGACCGAGTTGCCTACGGGCAGCGTCGAGCGTGACTCGTGCTGCTGGTACAGCGGGATGCGGTCGCCACGTTCCTGGAGCGTCTTTGTGAATGCGCCACGCTCGAAGCTCTCGGTGAGGCCGTTTGGCATGCGGTATTCGCCGTCCCAGGGCACGACGATGCCGACCAGGTGACGGAACCCGTCGTCGTCGGTGCGTGTTTCGATGCCGTCGAACGTGACGGTGCGTGTCTCGATCTCGGTCACGTCAAACCCTCCAGAGCTCGGACTTCGTCGATGGTGAGGAAGCCGGCCCGCAGGCCGGTCTCGTATGCGTCGTAGCGTGTTTGTGTGTCTGCTCGCAGCACAGCGTCGAAGTTGAACACGGCCCGTTGACCTCGGGGCAGCAGCGTCGATAGCGCTTCCTCGATCTTGATCGCCAGCGGCCGGAGCGTGAACCGGACGAAGAACTGCGAGTCCTGCTGCACGTTGCTGTACGTTTTCGAGCCTGCGTCAGAGGGGACGCCCACGAGGTGCGGCGGGACACCAAATAAGGTGCACATTTGTTCGGCGTTGTAGCGGCGGCTGTCGAGCAGCTCCATATCGACCGATGAGAACTCAAGCGGCTGGTACTTGACGCCGCCAGACAGTACGGCTGGGCCTCGTTGCCGGCCGCCATTGCCAGCGATCCACGCCGCTTTCAGGTCCTGGGCTTGCTCGCTGGTGATCTCGTTCTCGGAGTGCAGCACGCCGTCGGGCAGCGCGCCGGTCGTGAACGCTTGTGCTGCGTACTGGTCGGCTGCGAGCGATTGGGCGATGCTTTGCCGGTTGTAGTCGAGCGGGCCGTAGCCGACGACGTGGCCGGGCAATGTGAAATTCCGAATGTGCAGCACGTCCTCGGGATTCAATGCGCCTCGCGAGGTGCGGTACTGCGGCCGGCCGTCCTGCATGAATACTTGGATGGCTTCGGGGTCGAGTAGTACGACGTTCTGCACGAAGCCGAGGCTGTTGCGATTCCCTGCGAGGAGATACGCGTTCCCATTCACCAACAGCGAAGTTGTCAAAGCAGCGATAAACTCGGAGCGGGTGCGGTCGATCTCGGGAGCTGCGAGCAGTGCCGGCGTTTCGACGGGTTCACCGTTGCGCTCTACCGTGATGGGCAGTGAGCCGAGCTGATCGCTGATAAGGGTGCAGCAACGGTTTGCCACGACGTCAGACAGCAGCGTGTCTCGGGTCACCGACATCGGCCCAAACAGCGTTTGCGAGGTAATGCTGCGGGCGGGGAGCTCGATCGTGGTCGCCCTCGTTTCGACGTTTCTGCGGATCAGGTCGCCGATCATCCTTCACCAGCCTCGACGGCGGCCGACACGATGACGACAGCGATACCGACAGCGAACGCTGCTGGCCACGCTCCGAACTCCATGAACACGGCAATGATCGCCAGCAGCAGGCCGGCGACTTGAAGGGCGGCGTGAATCATCAAAACACCTGCGGGGTCGGTTTCGGCGCGACTGAGATTGCGCCCCATAG